GTAAAGAGCGCCTTGATTACGTTATCAGACGTAGCCGTAAGCCACGAGCAAAGCGCGTGGACGTACGGAACCATGTCTGCCGGGGTATATCCGATGACCGGGTGATCAACAACCAGGTAAGTCGAGAGACTATACTGGTTATTAAGCCCAGCCGTAAACGGATCGGACGCGATTTTCGTGTCCTGAAGCCTTGCCGTACGCCGAGTTCTCTTACCATACTGGTGAGAGATGATCAGCTGGTCAAGGCCATCAGCAGTAGCATAACTGCTAGTGTTGATGCCGCGACTGATGTTATTAAAATCAGTCGCAGTACCCGCGATGGTAATAGTTTGTGGATCACCGAAAGCCATAGCACTATCCTTGTCTTTTTGAGGAGAGCCAGCGAATGGTTTTCGCCAGCTTGTTACGTAATGCGCTCTCTAGCACATCACGCAACATCGCCCAAAGCAGGATTATGTCCGCCTGGACGATAGCAAGCATGGGAGGGGACTCGTCATCGCAAAAAGCGAGACGGGGATCGTCGAACCATTCTGGTTCAGCAATCCGCCTATGATAGTCAGGTTTTGAAGACTGACTACGAAAGATCATAGGAATCCCTTCAAAATTCCTAGGGCACCAAGGATCGACAATTGTTGATCCGTGAAGCCGGAGGGGTCCACGCCAAAACCGTAGGGTGTTGATTTAAACCGCTCTTTCCTCACAGAGGAAAAGGTGGTAGTTACATTGCCAAGAGTTTCGGTTCCAGAGCCCCCATAGGGGGTACCTCTCTGGACTACGACGCCCTCAGCAGTGTAGGTAGTTGTCTGAGTGGTTTCGACCATCAGATAACCATACTTCAACACCAGGTTGTCACTGGAAAGAGCCGAGTAGTTGCTAAGTACTTGGCCAATGTTAAATCTCCAGTCAACAACCCATGACCATGGGGTAAGCTCCCACAAAAGCGATGGAGTCACCTCCACGCCAGCAATCGCATTTACCTTATCGAGTGCCGAGTCAAAATTGCCTGGTGGCAAATAATACTCGTAACACCCGCTAAAGTACCTGTGTATTTGGCGAGTTATCGTTTTTGTAGTAGGATACCTGGAATTCAACCCGAAACACCGATGAAATACACTGTTAGTGTATGAATCGGCATCTGACGGAGTCAGGACAGAGCATAAGCCCATATCCTGATTGGAAATAATCTCCGTCTCGGGTTTGAAGACATGACGCCGGCGGATCTGTTGTCCTGAATCCTTAGTAACTTGATCGACAGTCTTATGAGACTTACGAATCAAGTCAATAAGGGACTCCAAATCCGACTTGAATGGAAGGATCCCAAATTCAATGTTAACGTAGTTATCCAATATCCATTGGACAAACTGCGAAAGGGAAGAAAACTTCCCTATTGACATCAACTCTGGGAACCAACTGCGTTCAAGTATTTGGCCTAAA